CCAACGAAAATCGGCTTCAAACTTTCCAACACCGGCGTGTTGGCGGTTCCTCCACCAAAAGTCACAAAAGTGTTCTGCGCCGTGAAATCGCCGGATTCAGTCAGAACTTCCGAACCGTTGGTCAAGGTGCCTACCGTTTTGGTCCACCGATAACGCCGGCCGACTAGCAGGCCCCAGCGTGTGTAAGTCGGACCACCCACATAATACGCCTTGGAAATGAGTTCTCCTTTAACCACCACGGCATCATCCAGCGGAACGGCCAGGTAATATCGGTTGTTGATATAGCGCGACGTGGCGCCGGCCGCGTAGCGCCAATTGATCCGGTTGATGTAAGGCTCAATGTCCAGGCTCTTGGGCACGTCCACGCCTTGGAGCTTGTTCTGCTCGGTCTGAAGGATCGAGCACACACCGCGCCGGTCCGCCAGGAACCAAACGTCATTGCCCACCGCCGCGATGCTTCGGAGCGCCTTGCAACCATATTCGCCGGTGATCAAATCCTGTTGCAGACTCATCAGGTCGCCGGTGACGTTCAACACGGCGTAAATGGATTGTTCCTTGAACGCCAAAATTGTCGTCTCGTTGAACTTGTAAATTGCCGTCAGTTGATCCGCGCTCCCCTGGTTGATCCGGAAGGCGGACTTGACCGGGGAATACTTCGTATAGTTCAGGTAATCACTGGCCCCAATCAGATCGCGCGAGTGCGGGATGAAAAGCCGGTTTTGCAGAAAGATCCCGCGCACACCGGGCGGAATAGGATCCGTGCCATCCGTAGGATTCTCCGTGTCTTCACCACTGATCGTATTCGCCTGCTCCTCGATCGCCTTGAACCCCTCATTGAGGTCCTCCATCACGAGCTCGGCCAGGTCCTCGCCGCGAAACATCACCACCACATTAAAACACTGCGTGAAATGCACCTCCGCGGGCAATGTCTCGCCAACCGGCAGCGGGACGGGAATGGCTCGATTGTTCTCCCGCGTACGCCAAACGCCAATCGCGCTGCTCGAATCCCTGCCCGCTATGAGCACCCAATTAAACCCGTTGGGATCCCGAAACTCGCCTGAACCATAAATCTCCTGAAAATGCTCGATGATCCGCGGATAGGTCAGATCCGCCGAGTTGAGCCAATTCAATTTGCGGATCCCTTTGCGCGTCTCGGCCACGCCATGGTTGAACCGCTTGTTCCTGGCAGCGTGCGCCATGCCTGGCTCTAGCTGGGCCGGATCCATGCGCGGGGCCACGCCCAGGAAAAAGCTGTCCCCATCGCCAATCGTGCGAGTCTCCGGCGCGGCTGTTGGAACGTTGCGGCCCATTACTTCTTCGTCAGCTCTTTGACCAACTTGTGGAGCTCCGGTTGCAGATGCGCGCCCAGCGCCACCTGGCGGATCTGCTGTTTGACCTTCACATCGTTGGCCACTTCCACGCCGCGGATCACCACCGGGAGCAGCTTGGCCTGATCATTCTTGCGCTTGCCAAACCAGCCCAGCACCAGGTTGAGGACCATCGAGGCCAGGCCGGCTATTTCAAATCCAGTCATTTCTTTACCTCCTGTTTGATCCACTCCGTTTCGCTGACCAACTTCTTGCGGCGCTCATCCACCTCTCTGCTCATAAAGGCGCCTAGAGCGCCCAGCATCACCACGCTGGCTTTGATCCATGGCCGCCAGCCATCGTAATAGCTCATCCCTTCACCGCGTTTGAGCCGCTCATCCATGTGCGTCAGGTTCTCATCGAGCGTGACCAGGAATGGCGCCCCGATGTAGGCCAGGCCCGCCACCAGGACCGGCGTGGCGTGCCGCGTGTGCCGTTGGATGAATGCGGTAAAACCCATGCTCAGCCCTCATCATTTCGATCAGGAATACAGATCGCAACCAGCGCCAGAACCAAGGTGAGCATGAGCCCCAGCGCGTTGATGCAGAAATCAAGTAGCTTCCTCATACCTGCCGTCCCAAGGCCGTTTGAAAATCTTGCCACGCATTGTAGAAGGCCAAGGCTTGCGTGGCGTTCATGCCTTTGCCAATGGAATAGCCGGCGATAGTGCCGGCAGTTCCAAGATCCGCGCCTTGCACTGAATCATGTTCGGCATGGACATAAATACTCGGTGTATTCGGCATGCTGCCGTTACTTGTGCCGGTGGCACTGGCGAACACCGCGCCATTCTTGTAAAGCACGCAACTCGTGGAACTCGTCCGGCAACACTGATAAAACCCCAACGTATTGGCATCCGTGGCAATCGGGAAGGATGACGCGGCATCGCCCATCAACAAACTGTAGGATTGATTTGACGCCAGCGTGATTCGGAGCGTCATGTAGATACCGCTTGCGCCTTCGCCGGAATTCACGGCGCCGATAAAACTGTTGTTTGTTTCATTGAGATTGGCTCTCGAATAAACGGCGATGTGAAGATCATTGACCGAATCGAAATGACTGCTTGGCACTACACCAGTTTTAACCGCTCGTTTGGCGCTGGGATTATCGGAAATAACGATGCCGGTTGATTCGCTGTATTCGGTTCCCGCGAGCGTAGCCACATCATCGCGGCCATTGCCATCACCGCCCTTGTCCTTTATGAGGACTTCTTTAATTGATTCCATGTTCGTCCCTGTGCTCGTGCCGGCATAGAGATTGAGCCGATAGATCTTCGAGCGCAGACCGGCCGCGTTGATCGCCGCCATGAAAGCATCGGCTGCGCTGCGCGTGCCGGCTGAAACGCTCCCACCCAGCGCCGTAACCCGGTTCACCCAATCCGTTACTTCGGCATCATGCGCCGGTCCACTCGCAGCGGCGCCACTCAGCATCCTGCCGCTCAGCGGCGCTTCCCCTGGCGTGCGCAAATAAACCGCTTGGAATGGTGGCCGTAACATGATTAGCCCTCACCGGCGCCATAGCTCTTGAGCATCTCAATCACGCTGACTCGCGGCGAGCCCGTGGCCGCTTTGATGCTCACAATGCCAGCGTAAGTATCGTCAAAGATTGTTCCGCCTTTACCGTCATCAGCGGCCGTGCAGGCCTGGAGCGGGAAATGGAAATCGCTCGTGGTCGCGCCGGCGCCCATCTTCACGTAAACCGCGGCATCATCGAGATTGATCACGGCCCACCACAACCGCCGATCATTAGCCGCCAGCACGGTGCCGTCCGAGGTGGCAATTGCGCTGCTAGATCCTACAGCGCCGCGTTGCCGAACTGTCGTAATAGAATTTGCGCCCATAGAATTTATCTGACCACGGTATCCCGCACGCGCACATCGAGCGCGGGTTCCTGGCCTTGTTGACGTTCGAGTTTATCCAGCTCCTTGAGCAGCGCGTCATTGGCCAGGACCATTTCATCCTGGCTCCAGTCGTCCTTCGCGTCCTTGCTCAAGAAATCCGCCGCTGCCGCGTGAATCATCCACTCGGCAAAGTTGTAGGGCATCGGCACCAGGTCCCATTTGCTCGATGCGCTGACCGGGCTATCGCCGGCCACAGTGGTGGTGATGCACTCGTAAAAATTGGCCGTCACAATCCCGGCTGCCGAAGTCTGTGAGAAATAAATCTGTTCACCCGCCACATACACCACCGTGGCGTTGAACGTGGATCCCTTGAGGAACGGCGCCCGGCGCCGGAAACGCACCCAACAGCTCGGCACATCATCAAAAACCTGGACCCCATCCGTGGAGAGCTGCCAGAAAAGCTCGCGCGCATAACGCTTGGTCTTGGGATTCTCCCGAAAGACGCCCAGCACATCGCCCAGCTTCGTCTCGCCGGTTTGCTCGTAACCCACGTAACGATCAAAGCTCGTGAGGATGCAAAATTTTGTGGTATCAAACGTGGAGCTGCTCGTGTGCGCGGTGTGGCAATGGTAATAGGCCTGGTCAGCGCCGGTGCCCAGCGTGCGCCTTACAATGTCCCCAGCCACATAGGCCGTGCTCGGCGCCCAATCTGAGCCGGAATAATCCAGCGCGCTCTCCGCCCAAAAGCCTGAATTCTCCTCCCACTCGTTGCCCACGTAAATGGCCGGCGCATTGTTGAGGTTCGCCGCTTTGACGCTCTGGTAATACTTCTGCGCAGGCGGATAGAAGACCTCCACGGCCGCGCCGGCTGCCGAGGCGGCGTAAGTCGTGCCGGAGCTCCAATCCGCCCGAAAGAAGCGCTCCTCCACAGGCACCAGATCCGGCCAGTCCTTGAGCTCCCAAATATGGCGCAGCCGCGTGTTGATGAAACCTTTCAAGAGCCCGGCTTCCTGGACTGAGAGATCGGCATAGATCCGGCCGGTGGCCTCCGTGGCTTTCTGCAAAATTTCGTTGTAGGCCACGGTCCTCATGTCTTCCAAGGCGCCACGATGGGGTTATCTTTCACAAAACGGTTGATGTTGCTTTTCTCGCTCCAGAAATGGCGGTCCGTCAGAAACCAACGCATCCAGGTGCGCATATCCACCACCGCCTTGAGCTCGAATTCCGAACCAGGCCGGCGCTGATAATCCCGATGCGGAAGAGCGGCCCTGGCCATGCGTTGTTGGGTGGCTGCCCGCTCCCGTTCCAGTCGTTTAGCCAGGTAACCGCCCGTCCGTAATTCGCGCTCGAAACCCGGTGGGATCGTCTTCCAATGCGGAACAAAAATGTTGGGTGCCGGCGCCGGGATCTTGCCAGCACCGGAAACATCACTGTCGGGCAGGTGCATTGCTAAGCTTGCAGGTTGCGGTCCTTGCGGTGGCTGATCCGGAACCAAATGTTCATCTTGCCAGTCGTGGGAGTCACGGTTAGTCCCGTGTCTGGTGTCATCAGGGCAACCAGATGAGTGGCCGCTGTGGCCACATAAGGTCCCACAGTGGCTAAAGACACTTCATAAGGAACCATGCCGGTAATACTGCCAGAGTTATCTATGAAATAATTCTCCGTGAGACTAACGCCCACGCTCAGCCCCGAAACATTGCTGTTCCAAGCCTCCTGAACTTCCACCAGCACCTCGGCCCCTACCAAATCGCCAATGGCCAGAGGAATCAAGGAGACTAAAACAGTGGCGTCTGCCACGGTCGATTGAAAATCAGGCGCTGTGAGTTTCACCACGTCCGTGAAGCCCATGCGAAGCGCCTCCTGCCAGGTCAAGCGATAGTGTCTCATAAGCTTTTAGAAGGACCAGGCTGCCGCGAACCCGATTAAAGAAGGCGACAGCCTGGCCTTGTGCATCGGCCCTGATTACACTTGCACGTTGCGCTCGCCGCGGCGATTGATCGTGACCCAGATCCAGTATTCGCCTGCGGTCATCTCATCCACGTTATCCGTGGCGCCGGGATCCGCCGTGAAAAGCAGATCCACCGCCGAAGTCGTGATGTAAGGCCCCACCGTCGAGGCCACCGTGTAATACTCCGTGCCGGCCGCCAGGAGGTTGGAAGCCGCAATGATCGCCGCCACGGAACCCGTGACGCCGAGGGAACCCGTCACAGCCGCTACCACGTTGGCGTTGGTGCGCACTTCGAGCAGCGCGTTGTTCATCACCAGATCACCCACTGCTAGAGCGCAAAGGGTGATGGACTGCGCTGCATCGTCGGTAGTGGTCGTGAAATCGGCGTGCGTCACGATAAACAGATCCGTGAAGCCAATCCCCGCCCGCTCTTCTTGCTTGAGTCGATAATGTTTCATAGGCCTCCTTTACGTGTTCTTGCCCAACCCGCGCGGGTTGCGCACACCCGTGGAAAAGATGGCCTTCGCATAGCCACGCGGACCGCCGCCATAATCGGGCAGATCCACCGAGTGGAGCGCCTCCATGAATTGAAGTTCACAGAGCTCCATATTGAGAAACAGCGCCGCGTTCACATCGCCCACGCCGCTGGAGTCGATCTTGTTGAACATCGTCGGCATGAGATGACAAATGCCGAACGATGAATCGAACACGCGCACGTTGAGCGTGATCTGGCGCCGGTTGGCGTCCTCAGTCACGGTGTAGCGCTGATTCGTGCTCGATGGCTGGACCCGCGTGAAGTTGTCCACCGTTTCAATGAACTCCGTCCCGGCCGGCACCTGATAAGTCTCGCGCTGACCGTAAATGCCGAACATGCTTTGCAGGATCCCGTTGAACTGCGCCTCAGTGATGGCAGCAGCTAAAGCGGTGATGTTGCCCGAGGGCGTCAGGAAGTTTGCAGGCACCGGCTGCGTGGCCTGCGCCGTGGCCTGGATCCATTTGAAGAGCCCGCGCGTGACCCAGCCCGTAGTCCCGTTGCCCTGGACCATTTCCTGGTCGCCACACACGATCGCCTCCATGTCCCGCTTGATTTCGCGGATGCACTTGGCCTTGGCCTCACCGTAAAGATCACTCGTGCCGGCGACGGCCACCTTCATTTCAACATCTGTGACCGCATAGGAGTCCTCAACGATGTGGATATAATTTCCGAACCGAGCCCGGTTGGAGGCCTTGTTCGAGAATGAATTCACGTCCAAACCTTCGGGCGTGCCTGTCGTGCGCGCGGCTCGGAGGTTATCAGCCAGCACTTCGCAGAGTGTGGCTTGCGGTGCGGGTCCTTTCCGCATCATGGAAGTTACCGGAGTTCCCTCCGGTTCGAGGATCGTCAGCACGTCGCGGAGATCCTCTCGGTTGCCGCCCGCGGCTGCCGGGCTGGCATACGTATTTGCGCTTGGCATCGGATCAAACCTTTCGTTGCGTGGAAAAGCGCCGCGCTAGGTCTTGCACCGAACCCGATTGCTGAAATGCCTCGTTGGCCTGCTTCTGATCTTGAGTGGCGCCGGCGTCTGCCGTCCGGACCGGCGCGGCCGTAGCCGTCCCAGGTCCGCGCGGTGTGGCGCCGGCAGCGGTGCGCGCGGCCTGCCCGCGCTTCACGCGCGCTGCGCGGCCGGCCAGCATGTCCGCCAGGCTGATCCGCGCATCCGGCACGTCCCGCAGCCATGGAAGTTTCTCTAACATCAGCTCGATGTTCCGAGAGTCTTCACTGTTTGCATCCTTGAGATTCGGATAAGCGCGGAGCGCTTCCTGATCCCAATGCTCGCGCGCGTTGACCAGCGCTTGCTGGTGCGTGCGGAGCTGGCTGCGCAGATCGCCAATGTCTTCGAGCGCGGAGAGCTTGATGGCGCGCACCTGCTCAGGGGTATATTCCACCTCCTGGCCTTTTTCATCGGTGACACTCGCACCACCAGAGTTCTCCTCGGCCCACCGGAGTAAATCCCGTTTGTGGGCCAGGTCCTCCTGGAGCTGTTGTTCCTGGTGATTCCAGGCCTTGGTCTTGCCGCCTTGTTGTTCGCGCTTGAGTTTATCAGCCCGGTTAGCTTCCTCCTCTGCGCGCTTCTCGGCGGCGGCCAGACGCTCCTCCAGGTTCTTCTGGACCGCTGTGAATTTGGCAATCCGCTTTTGAAACCAATCCGGCACGGGCTGTCCATCTTCACCTCCTTCCTCGCCCGCAGTCGCATTCGATTCGCCGGTTGGTTGTCCATCGTCAGAAACATTTCCAAAAAGGTCAGGCTCGGTCCCACCCGCATCGCCGGCCGGCGCTTCTTCCGCCGGTGTTGCCTGTGGGGCAGTCTCCGCGCTAGTAGCCGCGGATCCTGACGGCGCCTTCCTCGACAGTTGCGCCGCCAACTGTTCCACCGTGATCTGCTGCGGCTCGGTGGCCTGGCCGCTGTTTATGTTTTCCGTCGCCATGCGTTTTACCCCGCAAGAGGGCTTTCCCAGGGTTGATAGGCTCAACCGCAGAAGGCCATCCGTTGCCAGGCGTTTATCCCCGCCAGTAGGAACCAGCTTTTCCTCATCGCCAACTAGCGAGAGCAAAAACAGAAAGCGTCCCGCCTATAGCGCAGGACTAATGAAGCTTACAAGTGGGAGCTGTACCGAAAGGACCCGAAAGGACCCGAAAGGACCTCGAATCAGCGAGCAGAAATTTCCTGCGAATCAAAAAATAGCATCCCTTGAGTGGCCTGTTGCGGCTCTTCTCTTTCCTTGCCATCCAAAAGACCGCACGGCGCTAGGATGAGTTGATATTCCCAAAGACCATGCTTGGGATCGCCGCGCCGGCGCTTGTTGACTATGTGACCGCCCCACTTCGCCTTTCTAAAATCGCGCAGGCGCGCGGAGACGGAGGCTTCCGGTATCCTGGTTTCATCTGAGATTTCCCTGAGCGTCCGGTGCACAGCATCTTCCATCAGGCGACACATGCACGGCATTTGCCCCGCGAGCCGCTCTTCGTCCAGCTCCGGATCATAGCTGGTCCCAGCGAATTTAGGCTTATCGTCTTCCATTCAATTCCGCTTGTTCAGTTCATTCAACTTGGAGACACCAGCTCGAAGGTATAGTGCCGCTTCCTTTGGATTCTTTTCAGCCCAAGCACGCACTTTCTTCGCCTGCGGAATCACCGCTTCAACAAGTTGTTCAAAAGTTACACCTGGCTTGAATTTAATGGGCTGATTTCCCCAGCTTGAACGCAATGCTTCTAACTCAGGACACAGGCTGAATCCATTAGCCTCATCAACAGCTTTGAACAAATCATTCCAGGTCTTCACTTCTTCTCGAACTCTTCCAGAGTTTTGGGCGTGAGCATGCCTTCGAGCCGGCGCTGGAGCTCGTCGATCGCGTCGATGGCACCCATGCAATGCGCGAGGGCACCATGATCTCCGGCCACGTTCACCGCGCTGCCCTGCGTGAGCCGGTCTTTGCGCACGTCATCCATCACGGCCAGGAGCGCCGGGAAGCGCGCGTCTTCGCTCAGACTCCAAACGTCCCGCTCGATCTGCGCGCCTGACATGCTATCGGCCAGCCGGCGTAGCTGCGTCCATCTGGTTGGGATCATCAATTAACCTCCGGACCAGGCACGCGCTCAAATCTTCCACCGCACTGAAACCATTGCCTGCCACACTGCGGACAGAACACACCAAACTTGAGCTCCTTGGGGATCCCGGCCGCGGCCGCTTCGTCCCGCACGTAGAGCGCGATTGCGGCCGGCAGGCGCCAGCCGCACTCGCAAATTTTCGTCTCAACACTCAGCGGCCGGTTCATTCGTTGCGTTGTTGTCGTCATGGTTCTCCTTAGTTTGACTGCCAATGGCCGCACCAATCTTCCGGCGTCACGCGCGGCCATTTCTCGTTTTGCTGGCTCGTGTAGGTTGAAGGCGGCTGGGCCCGGCAGGTGCCGTCTTTGTGATAGTAAAACTTACAGTTCGCACATTTCGCGTTCACGAAGGGCACGGGTTCTTCGCTCATAGGTCACGCTCCTAGTCTCCCGATCGTCGGGTTTACGGTTTTCTGTTGGATCTGGAAATTGAGCTGCTTCATGCGCTTGTCCATCACGGCGCGCACGCGCTCATTGCCCTGGTAAGCTTGCTGCGCCAGCGGGTTAGTCTCCAAGAGCTGCTTCATCACGCGCATGCGCAGTTGATAGGCCTGGCCCTGCTCTTTCACGTTCTCTTCCTGACCGCCCATCATGCGGGAAAACACTGTTTTCTCGTCCTCGATCTCGCGCAAGCTCGCGTTCTCTTCCGGCTGCAAGAGGCGCTCGCCCAGGTTCGGATCCAGATACTCGAAAATAACGCTCATCAACTCCGTGCGGTCCACCACCGCGTTGACATCGGCCTGGAGCAGCTTCAACAAAAGATCCAGCTTGGCCTCCAAGAGGTCGGGCTCCTGATTGAGCACATTAAACGTGAGGCTAATATCAAATTTGCCCTGGATCTCCTGGCGCGTGGCTCGGAGCGGCTGCGCCTTGGCACTGCCCACCACGCGGAACCAGAAATCGTCCGGCATGAATTGCTGGCAGAGCGCAAACATCATTTGCACGGCTTCACGCCAGCTCTTGAGCCAGCGCGTGACCAGGCGCTGCCGGCGCATGCGCGAATAATTGGGATCGCGCCCCTCCACCAGCCGGCCGAAGTATTGATCCGCCATCGCGCGCACGGAGAGCTCCACTTCCTTCGAGCCAGGATCATACTTGGGTATGTCCGCAAAGCTGCATTCACCTGGCCGCACGTAAGGCACGCGCACGGCCGGGCCCCAGCGCGACGGCGCGCGGCCCACCGGATGCATGAGCGGGGGGATCGTGGCAATCGAGGCGCGGTCCGCGCGGCTGTCCCACTCGGTCTTGACCTGGTTCTGCATCGTGTAGGCAATCTCCCCATACCCGCGCGGGCTATCCATGCGGCGGTTGATCCGCTCGCGCGGGAAGGAGACAAACGGCTGCCGGCCATGCTGATAATCCAGGAGCTCGCGGAACGCGAAGAGCTCCTTGCCGCCTATGTCCGCCATCTGATGCGGCGTGAACACCGTGTAAAAGATGCCCGGCACACCATTGGGCCCCGGCTTCTTCTCAAAGGCGTGGACCACCTCGAAAAGCTTCGTGGTATCCAAGCCGCTGAAACCGCCCTTCTCGCTGGTGGCGTAGTTGTGCTTCGTGTTGTAGGAATAGGCATTGTAGCTGAACGCGCTCACCTTGCCTTCGCACGTTTTACCCACAATCTTGATCCATTCCTTGTCCCAACCATAAGACCGGTTGCCATCCTCCAGATTGGCGCGCGTGAGGAACTCGCGGTAAAAGAGCACGCGCGCGTTTTGCAGATCTGTGGTGTCCGCGCTGGCGAAGAAGTCTTCACCAGGACACAGCGCCATGAAGCGCGGCCGGTCCTCGCAGATATATGGCTTGACGTATTTACCGGCGCCTTTGTCGCGCAGATCCACCACCAGCTTGCGCGCGTCAGTCTTGTTAATGTCCAGCACATCACTGGCAATCTCTACCGCCTCATCTTCGCGGAGCGGATCCGCCACCGCGGCCGCGAATTCCGGCCGGAGCTGGTCCACGGTGATCTCTTGTTCAGCCAGTTGGACTTCGCGTTTCCAGAAGACCGCCAGGACCCCGCAGCCCCGTTCGAGCTGATAGTTGGCCAGGAGCTCGGCTTCATGGTCGAGCTCGGGCATTTGGTTAAACATCCAACGCACGAAATTGGTCACGGTATTGGCGCGCGCGGCGTCGTTACTCTCCACGGGCACGGCCAGGATCCGCGCGGCATCAAGCGCGGCCATGAGCGTGTCCACGTCCTCATTGATGTAAGTGTCCACCAGGGGCACCGCGGCGTCGGAGGCCTCGTCCCATGGGAAAGGCTCCTTGCCCAACCGGCTCTTGAGCTTGCGGCCACTGGCGTCTTGACCGGGCCACACGTTGAAGCGCGCTTTCCAGTTTATGTCCTGGCGCTCGCCCCAGGTGTTGGGGCGCACCAAGGTGTCTTGAAACTCTTTGGATAATTCACTGACCGGTGTTGGTTCCCGCGGATCTAGTTCATTCATGGGGTGCTGTTGTGTTCGATGTGAGTGGGAGCGGGCAGCCCTACTAACTCACGAACAGATTCTCGAAGATAACGGATCTCGCGGCGCAGCCGCGTGGTTTTGAGCACGCCGGATTCACGCAGCATGGCGAGCTCGCGCTTGGACAGACCGGTGACACGCATCACCGCGGCGCGGCGCAGGAGCAAAGGCAGGCGGTTGAACTCGTGCGGCGTCATTCCGGTAGCTTGATGCCGGCGCGCTCAGCCAATTTGCGCACAGCCTGGTCAAACCCAATCTGCTCGTAAGCCATCACGAAAGCGAACACGTCGCCGCCTGCATGGCACCCAAAGCAGTGGAAGATTTGCACCTTGGGATTGATAAAGAAACTGGGCGTCGTTTCTCCGTGAAAAGGACACGGGGCGGCAAATTCGCTGCCCGATTCCCGCAACGGAAAGTAAGACCGGATCAGACCCACAATCTCATTTTTGGTTCTGATTTCGTTCAGTGTTTTGGTGTCGATCATCATAGGTTTTTAATAGCTTCCGCCTCCCGTGCATACCAGGGCGTCGTCGCCCACGAACTTGAGATCACCAGCC